TACGTGGGCGAGTTGGGTGTTGAGGGCGTTGACCTGGGCGAGTTGCTTCTCCAGCTCGTCGATGCGTTCCTGCTTGGTTTGCTTGCGGCTCATAGTTGGAGATGCTTGGCGACCGATGCGGCGACCTCGCGGATCGTCACGGCGCTGTTGGGTTTGAAGACGTAGGTCTGGTCGGGGATGGTGCCTTCGAGCATCTCGCGGATGCTGGCTGCCTCCTCCTCGTTGGCAGGGCCGACGCCTTCGGTCTCGATGTGCAGGTGGATTACCCGCCAGTTGCGGACCTCGCCCATGATTTGCTTCGTGACGACGACCTCGTTGATGTACCGGGTATCTGGGACGACCACATGGCTTCGTTCCCTATTCGCAGTCTCCGTGAGGTTGAAGATGAAGACGTCCTTGTGCATCGAGCGGGCGAACCGACCCATGGCGACCAAGGTGTCGCGGTGGGCGGACTTGAACGACTCTTCGTGGAAGTTGACGCCACTAAGCCCCAACTGGCAGGCGTAGTTGTTGGCGGCGTCCTTGAGGGCGTCACCATAGGCGATGCGTTTCACGTCCACGCTGTGCCGGGTCATCCCTTCAGCAAAGGTGTCCTTCCCGCTGCGGGCGTACCCGGAGAGAAGGACGATGGTCTGCGGGGCTTTGAGTACGCGGCGCATGGACTACCAGTCGGTGGGGGTTGGGATGGTCGAAGCGGCGACGCCCTTACCCTTGGGGAAGTTCATCTTGTACTTGAACTGCGGACGGCCTTGCCATTCGCCGTCGGGGGTGACTTCCACCTCGACCTCGAAGTAGACGTTGGTTGCGGGCTTGAGGTAGTCCAGGAAGTCGGGGACGGAGAGGTCGGCACGGGGTTCGGAGACATACTTCCCGCTGATCTTGCCGACGAGCATCGCAAGGCTCTTGCCGTACTTCGTGCCGTAGGACTTAGAGAAGCAGAGGCCCTCGGCGGTCTTGAAGAACAGGCGGGCGGAGACGCCGTCGTCGTAGACCTTGACCTTGTCCTCCTTGGGGAGCGACATCTTGAGGACGTACTTGCCGGTCTTGTCGATGGTGGTGAGTGGGGGGCGGTCGTTTTGGTTTTCCATGGTGTGGGTTGTTTATTGGTTAGGCGAAGTTGATGGGGGCGGATTGGGCGGTCGACGCGGGGCGGGCGATGACCTGCACCTCGGAGGAGTAGGAAGGCCACTCGTTGAAGGACTTGCAAGCCTCGTAGGACTTGAGCGCCGAGAGCATGAGGGCTTCCCCTTCGGCGATGAGGTCGGCGTGCAGCTCGAAGACGGCGGTTAAGAACGGGGCTTCCTTCTCGACGACGATGAAGCGGAAACCCTTGGGGCGTGTGCCGAGGGCGTACTTGCAGAGGGCGAGATACCAAGCGGCCTGCAACTTGAAGTCGTCCGACCAGATCATCTGGCGACCGAAGCCCTTGGGCGTGGCTTCCTCGGCGGTCGTCTTGATGTCGTAGAGGTAGCCGTCGGCGCCGATGATGTCGATGCTTCCCTTGATGGGCACGATGTAGTCGGCCTTGAGCATGACCTCGGTCGCAAGGGGGACGATGTTGTGCCGTGCCATGGCTTGCTTGATGGCGTCGGAGTAGGACAGGGCGTTGTCGTACTCGTCGGCCTTGCAGGGGATGTCGGTCGGCTGGAGGGTGGACTTCCAATAGGCGTGGACCTCCTTGCCTTCCTTCGTGCGCTTGTCGCAGTCGGGTTCGGGCTTGAAGAGGGCGAAGCGTTCCGGCTCGAGGACGGCGACATGGGTCATGATGCCTTCACGGAGGGCCTTGGAGTCCTTGCGGGGGTTGGCCTTGTCGTGGGCGTACTTGGCGGGGGCCTTGAGGAGAAGCTTGGCACCCGTCTGGTTGAGGGCGTCGATGGCTTCGTACTCCTCGCGGGAGCGGGCGGCGGTGGCTTGGCTGATTTGTTCGGCGGTGTACATGGTGGGTTGGGTGTCGGAATGGATTACAGGACTTCGTCGGAACTGTCGAGGACGGTTTCCGCGTCGTTCAAGGTCGTGTTCATCTCCTCGGCCTTCTCGTGGAGGTTCTGGACGCTGACCAGGAGGGACGCAAGGTCCGCTCGGACGATGTTGAGGCGCTCACGGAGTTCGAGGAGGTCGTTCGGATCGTCGAGGCGGGAGGCGTCGGTGATGGACAGGACGGACAGGAGGCGGTCGGTGTCGATGCTGACGCGGTTGATGTCGTGCTGGGTGACGAAGGCGGTCTGATAGGAGGAGAGGCTGCGGGCCTCGGTACTTAGCCGGCGAAGGGTCGCGGCGAGTCGGTCGGTGTTGGTCATTTGAGGATGGTGCGGATGCGGGAGAGCGTGACCTCCTTGACCTCGCCCTTGAGGACGAGAAACGTGCGGAGGTTGGAGCGGTAGAGGGTGGGCATGGTCTCCGCCGTCCAACCTTTAAGGAGGCGCTCAAATACGACGGCCGTCTTGGCGGAGGCCTCGACGTAGAGGGTCGAGTCGAGGAGGATGATTAGGGCGAAGGGCTGACCCTTGTCCTTGTAGGCTTGGGCGGCCTTGTAGACCGAAGATGGCACGATTTTAAGGCTCATTGTGGGAAGAAAGACCGGGCGGAGAGCCATATCTTGCTAAGATAAACACTATTTTTGTTTATCTTGTCGCCGACCGTCTGCCCCACGAAGTCGATATGGTAGGAGTTTCCGTTCAGCTCGAAGGTGGCGCCGGCGAACTCGGGGATGTGCTTGGCTTGCTTCGAGAGGATGACGGCCTCGAAGTCGGCGAGTTCGACCTCGGCCTGCTTCATGTCCTGGACAGAATATTGGCGGATGGCCTCCGTCTTCACGATCCACATGAGGACGATGGTCTGGTCGGCGAGGATGACGTTGATGGGCTGACCGGCCTTGTGCTTGGTCGAGGTGGTCACGACTGGGGCTTGCCCTCCTTGGCGGCTTGGCAGAACTTCTGCCAGTTGTCGGAGCGGAGTTTCCACAACTCGACCTCGGCCTTGAGGCGGGCGTTCTCGGCCTGCAATTTGGCAATCTCTTCATTGCAAGCGGCGACCGCCATGTCGGCAATCTTGAGGGGGATCATGCGCTCGCTCATTGGCGACCTCCCGCTTCAAAGTCGATGTAGGCGCGGTTGGCCTCATCGGTGTCGGGGAGATGCTTGCCCATCTCCGTGCCGGCCTTGCGGAGCCGGTCGACCTCGGCCTTTAGGTTAGCCACCGTAAGGCAGTCGACGCGTTCGTGGGAACGGATGACGGCTTCGAGGCAACGGACTTCAGCCTGGAGCGTTTGCACCTCAGCTTCCAAGGCGATGACGCGGCCCTTAAGGCGGGCGTTCTCGATGATGTCGTCGATGTTCATTTGGCGGCGTTCCGTACGGCCTGCTCGAAGGCGTGGTTGTCGATGGCCTTCAGTTGCTCGGGCGACAGGTCGCGGAGGGCTTGCCCGGTCTTCAGCCAGCCCTTGGAGACGAGGATTTCCACGGCGGCCTTCTCGAACTTGAGTTCGCCCATGAAGACCTTCGGCGCTTGGGGCTTGGGGGCGGAGGCTTGATGCCCGTCGTCGTCCAAGTCTACGGAGATACCGCAAGCCGTCTGGATGGACTGGCGGCGGATGTAGGTGATGGCACCCCCGACTTGCTGAGCGGTTAGACCCTCGGCCTTGACCATCAGTTTGCCGAAGCTGAAGAGATGCCCGGAGGTGTGCAGCAGGGAGGTCGAGACGCCGACCTTGCCTTCCTCGGTCTCGAGCGTTTGGATCAGCGCAAGGTTATGCTCCGCGAGGACGGGCTTCACGGCGTCGAGCAGGGCGTCCAGCGAGACGTAGCGGGCCTTGAAGGCGGGGTTGATGCGGTTGGCCCCGACGTTGTCCATCTTGGACAGGGCCGCGATGACGTCAGCGTAGGGGTTGGATTGCTCCAGGGGTTGGGACTTTTCTTTGCTCATGGCTTGTTGTGGGTTGGTTGGTTGGTTGGGATTAGGGGAAAGAGACCATCTCGTCCACCGACTTCTGGCGGATGCCACGGAGCCGTCCTTCGTGGTACAGGAACCAGTAGCGGGTATTGCCGGCGGGACGGGGCTTGAGTTTGCGGGCGACCGTGCCGTCGGCGAGGACGATGTAGGACGACCCGGCGAGTTCGCGGTAGGTGGCGGTCGGGGCGGTTTCGGGGATGGACTTGGGAAGTTTCTTTTGGGACATGGGAAAGGGGGTCAGTTGATGGCACCGCGTCGGGCGGCGTCAAGGATGAGGAGGGCGTCGGCGTTCCAAAGGGTGACGGCCTCGTTGGGGAAGAGTTCGGAGGCCCGGGCCTTCAGCTTGTTTTTCCAAGCCGTGGTCGTGAGGTCGCCTTTCGTGCCGACGGGGTGGGCCTTCATCCAGATCGCGGGACGGATGCGGTGGACCTCCCACGCATGGGCGACGGCGCAACCATAGAGGACGCCCGTGTTCCACATCAGTTTCCCGATGGCTGAGCCAGGGATGCCTTTGCCGGCGAAGAGCGGAGGTTCCTCGAGATAGAGGACGACCGCCCTCGCGTTGGAGTTGATGTCCTTGAGCAGTTGGACGACGTCCCAGTCGGTGCCGGGCATCTTGTGCAGCTCGATGGTGCCTTCGGACGGAGTGAAGACGGCGATGCCTCCATTGACTCCCGGGTCCACGGCGACGATTGTTGGCTTGGTCATTTGGTTCTGGGGTCGCGCTCAAGTCGAGCCACGACGACGCGAGTGATGGTCGGGCAACGGCGGAGGTCAAACCCTTTAGAAGCAAAGCCGGAGAAGCCGAGCTGATGGGCGGCGTAGACTTCGCCGATCGTGGGCTTCCGTCCGAGCCGTGCCGTCAGTCGTTCCTCGTTGAGGGTCAGCCAAGAGGTGGCGTATTCACGGCCCACGCCTTCGTCCAAGGCCCAAGAGTAATACCCGTAGGTCGGAAGGCCGTGGGCTTTGCGCCAGCGGGTCGTGTCGGCCCACGCAGCGGGGAAGAACTGACAGAGGCCACGCTCACCGAGTCGCCCTATGGCCTTGGGGTTGCCGGAGGACTCGACGAAGATGATGGCCTCGACCTGTCCAGGGGTGACGGCGTGGAGGGTGGACGCCGCGAGGAGGAGGAGAAGGGTTCTCATCGTCCGTCGATGGTCGGATGAACCGAGCCGCCGAACGTCTCGCCGTTGCGATCCACATAGGACCAAGTGAGCAAGGCACGACAGCCGGTCGTGAGGTTGGCGTAGATGCTGACGAGTTTGCACCCGTGCAGTTGTTGGAGGTTCTCCTCGGCGATGGCGCCGCAGAGGACGATGCGTTCACGGGCGAACTTCTCCGTCCAGTCGCCTTGCAGGACGCGGTCCCGAGCGTAGGCGATTTGGTATGAGAGGCCACGGATGACATGGGCCGGGGAGGCCAGCATATCGGGGGAGTGGGCGAGGGGGTCAGGCATGGGATTAGGCGTTGGGCTGGAGTTCGTAGGCGATGACCTTGGCTTCTTCGTCGGACTTCCAAGCCCCGCGGAACTCGGCGACCATGTCGTAGACCTTGAGGTAGCCGGCGATGTTGGCCTTCGTGACCACGGCGGCGAAGTCGGCGGCGACGGGGGCGTAGTTGACGCGCTCGACGACGAGGCGGTTGTTGGAGTACAGGATGCCGTACAGCTCGTAGGAGGCACGGGTCTGGTTCTTCTTGCGCTGGTCGATGATGACGGCCTTGGCGGTTTCAACGCGTTCGGCGTCCGTGATCTGGATGAGTTTGGGTTTCATGGCTTGTTGGGTTGGGAGATTAGTACTTGTTGATGATGTCGACGAGGGACGGGCCGTCGGCGAGGGCGAGGATGTAGGCGGTCAGGGCAAGACCAGCGAGGAGGGCGAGGAGGAGTTTCATGGGTTGGGTGGTTAGGAGATTAGCGAGGGTTATATTCTTTTTCCATGCGGACATAGCCGGGGTAAGAGCGTTCAGCAGTCTTGACCCAATACTTATGGAGGTCCAACTGCTGCTTGTAGTAATTGAAGTTGCTTTCGGCCGTAGCCAAGTAGCCAGCCCAGTCAAAATC